AAATGGTATTCCGGGGAAGATGATGTCATACCTATTGAGATAGATGATAATATACTTGATACTATCTATTTCAAGCGTGATAAGGGGCGGGATGTATATCGAGGCTATGGAATATCTATAGAGATTTTTGATGATGGGTATTATCTTGGGCTTAGGGATCTGGAAGACGATCTAAGCGATCCTATTCAGATTAAGAATCTTCACCATCTACAAAACCTGTTAATGGACTTATACGGACATGACATAAAAATAGATAAGCTTTATGGTAATACCGGAGAATAACTTATTATGTAAGGTTATAAACGGAGAGAAGGTTCTCGCCGCCTCTTACTCGCAGATAGACACGTTCATCCAGTGCCCATATAAATGGTATAAGACTTACGTGGAGGGTCACAGATCCACGGAAAAGCACGAAGCTACGTCATATGGTACGGTTATCCACCAGACAATGGAGTATTTCTTCAAGAACGGATGCAGACCTTCTTATGAGGATATGAGTAAGGCTTTCAATTACTACGCCGATATAGAACAGATCCCTTTTGATAGCGTAAAATCCCAGATCGAGTCTATGCAACATGCGGCTAGGCTAATAAGATGGATTGTGGGGTTGTTTGAGAAGGATGCTGCTGGCAATTATAAGAAGGCATGGTCTGATCTTACGCCAATGGAGAAGGTGGTCCGGGGGTCGAGACCGGCCGGCGTGGAGGAGAGCTTCGTCCTGCCCTATAAGCTACCCAAGCCACTTACCTTGGATGGCGTGACGTACGATAAGGTACATATCATAGGATCGGTGGACTGGCGTGGAGAGTATAAGACAAAGGACAGGATAGCCATGTATACGATAGACTGGAAGTCCGGGAGAAAGTTATTCGATGAAGATAAGCTGCTTCATAATCTCCAACATCCGATATACGCCTTTTACATACTCAGAAAATATAAGGTATTGCCGGATATGTGCAGCTATTTCTTTACCCGCATGCTGGACAATCAGAACGTGAAGGTAGATAAGGAGAAAGTAGAGAGATCGGTCAAGGAACTTAACGATATTCTCCTTGACATGTATGATTTCAAGACAAATAAAATAGATAGCTATCAAGCTCACGTTTGGGACGACGCCAAACAGGGGTATAAGTACGAGAAGCGCTACCTCATGGGACGTCAGCCGGCCTGCCTTGAACCCCGCCCCAAGCCCTTGTGTTTTTGGTGCGATTTCTCGATCCACAAACAAGGGACATGCAGGTACTCATCGGATTGGGATGAGTCAAAAAGAAAGAATAAAAAAGATTAACTTTATTAAAAAGCCTAGGTAAATATCTAGGCTTTAATTATATTTGTGTCAATAAATAAATGATTATGGATAAAAACGAAAGAGAAAAACAGGTATTGGATCTTCTGATGTCTAGAAAGGATATCAGGAAATTGGTAGAGAAATCAAATGAATGTTATTCTAAGATGGATTTCGTTGGCGCCATGAAATACCGGCAAGAGATAAAGGATATCGTAGATCGAGAATCTAAAATCATGTTGACAAAAAGTGAGTCTTTGATAGGCTTGATGAATAATGCTGATAATGAATATAAATTCAATATGCTGGTATGGCTACATTCCATGATGTGTATGGCGGATGTATTTAACGGGATATTGGAGGATTTCAAGGATGGGGTAAGAAAAGCCAATGGCAACTCCAAGTTCGTTAAGTTCGATAATCTGGATCGGTTAATGGCAGAATGTAAGAAGGAGATTGATTACCTGATGAAAGGCACAAGTAAATCATTCCAGATATCTTTTGCCGTAAGAAGCGATGAAATGAGAGAGATGATAGAGAATATGGTAGGGGATAATATCCGTGAGGGGTATGACGTGTTCAGTAAGGAGGCAGAGATGGTTAATGAGACGGATAGGGACAAGATCGAGGAGTTTGACAAAAGTCTGGCTCATGAATAAACACATATCAAGATGGCATATAAATTAAGATCATATCAAGAGGAATGCGTTAAAAGCATTTCAAGTTATATAAATTCCGATAGGAATGATCCGGTATTGGTTATAGGCCCAGTAGGTTGCGGGAAATCCTTGTTGATAGCGGAAGCGGCCAGATTGATGGGAGATAAGACACTGGTCTTACAACCATCAAAAGAATTGCTACAGCAGAATTATGATAAGCTTACATCATATGGCATACCGGCTACCATCTACTCCGCCTCCTGTGGCAAGAAAGAACTATCTAACATGATATACGCCACATTAGGATCTGTCAAGAAAGTTATTGGTCAGCTTAAGGAGATGGGGATCAGGAACGTATTGATAGATGAGGCTCATGCCGGGTATAGCCCGGAGGATGGTAGCGAGTTTATGACATTTATGAATGAATTGAAACCGAAAAAGGTGATAGGATTTACGGCTACTCCATGCAGACTTAAGTCTATGTCAATAGGACAAGTATCATACTCTCAACTTAACTTCATAACCAGAATGAGACCGGTGTATTTCAAGAACCTGATCCATGTCATACAGGTGGAGGAGATGATAAGACAAGGATTCTGGACACCTCTTAAGTACGAGACATGGGATTTCAATGGAGATGCCCTTAAACTTAATTCTAACGGCTCCGAATATACGGCTGAGTCTATTAGTGAGGCGGTGAGAAAAAATGGCTTAAACAACCTTATTTTACGTCGGTTGATGGTATTAAAAGACGTATGCAGATCTATACTGGTGTTTATGGATTCTGTTGAGAGCTGCAATACCGCCGCCGAATGGATGAACACAAAGATATGCGCTGGCATGGCGGAAGTGGTTCACGGAGGCACGCCAAAGAAACAGCGGGAGGCTATAGTCGAGAGGTTCAAGTCAGGTGGGACGAGGGTAGTGTTCAACTATTCCGCCCTCGGTACGGGATTCGATCATCCGGGTCTGGATTGCGTGATAGTCGGAAGACCGACGTTCTCGTTCTCATCGTATTATCAGTGGCTTGGAAGGGCGGTTCGCATAAAGGATGGAAAGGATAGTGCTTTGGTTGTTGATTGCTGCAACAACTCGTCAAGGTTCGGTGATATAAGGAAACTTAGCATAGAGAACTACAAAGGATATGGATGGGGAATGTTTATTGGTGATAACCTAATTACCAATATCCCGATGGGAGATAAGGTAACGAAAACGGATCTGGATATCAAGGCCGCCAAGAAAGATCGCAGGAGGGGGCTGGCGCAGGGCGTGACCGCCGCCCCTATCCCCGGGAGACTGGACCATCCCCTTGGCTCTACGTTGATGACATTCGGCAAGTATTGTGGATGGATGTTTCATTCGATCCCAGTATCGTACTTCAAATTCATAAACGAGACTTTTGACTGGAGTAATGATCGAAACAAGGAAATAAAAGAATACATAGATTTTCTAATTAAAAACAATAAACTATGATTATGATAGGGTGTATATATCATGAGGCTGATCTTGACGGTGTAATGTCAGCGGCCATAGTAAATAAATATTTTAAGAGAAAGGATATTGATCTACTACCTTACAATTACGGGAAGGAGATACCTGACGTTAGTAAGTATGATAAGGTATTTGTAGTTGACGTATCATTTGGCGATAGAACGAGATTCTTATTCGACGAATGGGAAGACAAGGGGATAGATGTCACATGGATAGACCACCATAAGACGGCGATAGAAGCTGTGAAGGACTATAATGTCAAAGGCAAAAGACGTATCGGAACGGCGGCTTGTGAGCTTACGTGGGAATATCTTTTCGATGATATCGAAACCCCTGACGTGGTAAAATTATTGAGCACTTATGATGTACGGGATCATGATCGCTTCGAATGGAGTGATGTCATGGCGTTCCAATACGGGATGAGAGGATATTGTGGTCTTGACGTGGATATGGCGGCAAAGGCCATGGATGGCGATCATGACTTCATATATGACATGATAAGGAACGGGGAGGCGATACTGGAGTATATCGTTGAGAAAAACAGGGGCGAGATAAATATGTTCTCATTCGAGGCTGATGTATTTGGGTACAAGGCTATATGTATGAATACCACGGAGTTTAACTCTACTACATTTGAATCTATGTATGACCCTAAAAGACATGATCTGATGATGCCATTTTGCTGGAACGGAAGATTCTTTAGATGCTCGTTCTATACCACCAAAGAGGAGGTGGATGTCTCGGCACTGGCACGTAAAGCCTATCCCGGCGGAGGAGGCCATAAGATGGCTGCCGGCTTCCAGCTTAGCGTGGAGGATATGATGGAGTTCTTAAAAAGTAGAAAGATGTTATGATAGGATTGGTATTTACCCTCATAATAATGACCGGTTCTATTTATTTGATAATAGAAGGGAATAAGAAGGATGATTCTGCCGAATTTTATGGAGGACTAATAGCGACGATCTTATCTATCTTTTTGATGTGTTTAGTAATACAAAATATAAAAAATACAGAAAATATGGGGAAAATATACAAATTCGAGAGACTTAACGAAATGAAGCTAGATGATTACGGTTTCGGTTTATTCGAGTACAATGGCGCTCTTTATTTCAAGGAGGCAGATGAAGGGAGATGCTTTGATGTGAGAAGCGGAAATGAGGTTATTATCGGGAAAGATAAGATTGTAACGGTCTTGGAGGATTGATCATGAGAAAGCTTAATGACACCAACAGGACAAGGAAGAGGAGCGTACGGCACTCATGGATAAAGGCGGGTCCGGGGATCCAACGCTGCGCTATTTGTGGGATCACGAAGCGAAGTGAGTATATAGACGGGAAGACCGTTCATTGCGTGCATCTATCATCTGGTGAGCTTTACTCTATGACAGGAGAGACACCAGAATGCAGGGATTTAAGCGAGTTTTATTAATTAAAAACATGAGATATGGCAACGTGGTATAAAACCGGGGAGGAAATAAAAGCTATGTATCCAGACATAATCTTTGAAGAATATTGGATAACGAGAGAAGATGCCGCTAAGCTGAAGAGGCACGAACCTGTCATAAAAGGATGGGCTACAATAGAAATGAATGGTAATATTTTATCATGTATTGCAGGGAAAAATAAGAGCGATGAACGAGATATATTATTACATATTAAAGCATTATCCTCACTTGATGATGATGTAGCAATAAGAATACACCAAGAGGGAGGGGAAAGGATATGAAATACGAATTTAATAAATTTGACAAGGTCTTTTGCGAGGGTGAGATCTGGGAGGTTGAAAGAACGGCGGATAATACAGGTACGATGAAATTATCAACGTTATATCCAAAGGGATATGGTTTCATGTGGGCTGGAGAGGATGAGGTATTGCCGCTACATATAGCTATAAGGGAACGGCTTATAGACAAGGATGAGGCGGAGGAGATAGTAATGAATAGCAATAAGGCCTTATCGGGGGAGATCATCCAGCTAGATGGGAATGAGGACGCCAATAAAGGAGGTGGGCTGCCAGGCAAGGACGGGACGGGGAAGGACGACCGGGCCGACGGTAAACTCCGGTGGGATCTCCTTCCTTTGGCTGAGATAGAGGACATCGTGAGGGTATATACGGAAGGTGCCAAGAAGTACGCTGATAACTCATGGCAGGATATACCTGATGGGTTCAATCGTTATCTAGGTGCACTCATGAGACACTTGGTTGCTTATACGAAAGGGGAGAGATATGATAAGGAGGGATTCATGCATCTATCCGCCGTATGCTGGAACGCCATAGCGTTATTATATTACGATAAACATAACAAAGGGCTTATAGAATGGAAGAGTCAGGAAAAAGAGTAGTAGATGAGAGATTAAGAGCTATCGACAAAAGAACAGGTAAATACGTTAATGTAATCAAGCGCACTATTGATGATAGCCTATTCCCGATAGTTAAGTATCTCAGTTACAGTTATAATGAATTAAATTATGATTATGTAAAGAATCTGAATTTTGATGTAGACGTAAATTGGGAGCAGCGTAGATATCAGATTGTTAAGAATTTATTATCTAACAATTTCGATGGGAGAAAGATGAGTATAGATGAGGTAGATAATGCTATATTTACCGCTGATTTGATTATTAACAGATTAATAACTATTTGAGATGGTAAGAATTGTTTTTTTCACGAAGAAAGACGCTGAATACAGCGACTGCATGCGATATATTATCGCCAACACATTACAGGAGTATGAGGGTGAGGTCACGTTAAACCAGATCCCGGAGAACAAAGCCACGGAGGAGGAAATATCCAAGTACGGTATAGAGGTATATCCTACTATCATCGTC